TTGGGCGTATGTGGCCCACTTCGTCGAGCACTACGCCATCAAAGTACATGCCACGGTAGTTGTCTGGGAGGTCTGCGCCGCCAACGTAGATCGTGGACTCGTTGTTAAAGCCGTTCTTTATGGTGATCTTTAGCTCTGACTCGTTTGGCGGCTTTGCCTGGAGCGGCTTGGTAAGCTCTTTGAGGTAGTTCCACGCGACTTTCTTGGCTTGCTCGCGGAACGGGGCGAGGTAGGCAAACTGCGGCTTGGGCAAGTCTGATTCCATCGCGCCAATGACCAAGTCAGCGCACATCGCCACCGTCTTGCCGCAACGTCTGTGAGCAATAACCACAGCCCAACGCTTCTTGCGCGTATGAAGCGGAAGAAAGACAGAACGCGGGATGTAGTCATTGATGTCCATGCTTTTGTTGGGTGTGTGTTGTGTTCTTTTTTTATGGGGTTGGGCCACCAACAGGGTTGGCCGCGCCAGCCGGGCTTTGCGTCATAACTTCAGTGCCTGGAGGGACTGCTACGCCCGTTGGGCTTTCATTCATTGGGCCGTAGCAATCGGCAAGCTTTGTTTTGTTGATTTGCTTTGGCCTGACATTGCAAGGGAAGCTGAACATGTTGCTCATGCCGCCAGTAGGCGTTGCGGTGGTGGTGAACTTCCTGAACGCGGCGGGCTGTGTCGACCAGGTCGGGGCTTGCGGGAATTGCTTGCGGGGCTGGAAGAGGCTCCAGACCTTGCCTGGGCCAGGGTTGGCGCATGAGTTGTTCATCAGGTCCATGTCGGCAAGCGCGGGGCCTTTTAAGACGGGGCAGACTGAAGTGCCGAGAGGGAATGTCGCGCCGTTGACGGTGATTGTTTGATTGGGAATTGCGGTCGTGGGGCTTGCGGCGCAAAGAGCAAACTCACCGTCGCAGACTTGAATGGTGGTCGCGTGTGCTGTGGGGGACAGCAGGGCGACTAGTGCCGCGACGGTGAGCAGGGGGCGCATGTTGTGGGCCTTTTTATGAAAAAAATAATTTATGAAAAAAATAAAAACGGGATTGGGCATGGGGGGGGCGGGTCCCCGTTCCCGCGCCGCCCCCCCCTGCCGTTTTCGGGGGGGCGGGGGGGCTGTTTCGGCCCGCACCGGCCCAGTGGCGGATACCCTCTCCGCCAAACCAGGGCCGAATGCCTAGGCTTATCAATGGCTTGCCAATGGCCCGTCACTCTGGCCCATCCCCCGGCCCATACCCCGCCGGCAGGGCGGGTGCGGGCTGCTCGAGCGTGACGGTGTGAGCGCTACCAGCGACGGCGCGCCCGCCTCCGTTTAGCCATCCCAGATTGATGGTAACCGCCGGCCCTCCGCTCGCAGCCTGGACGGGCGGCAGGAGGCGCAGGACGCAGCCGGCGAACGTGGCGCGGTCACTGGCTACGTCAGAGCGGGATAGCTCTACAAGGTACTCCGCGAACCCGCCGGGCCTGCAATCCACAGCCGCGTCATGTATAGCGCGCTTGATGTCTCGCGTTGTCAGAGCCTGCGCGCCGGGCGGTTTGCCAAGCGGCGCGGGGATGATGAGCCTGTTCAGGCCCGCCGGACGTCTAGTTTTCCCGTTTCCGCTCGTTTGCGCCATTTCCATGCCTAATATTTAACCACTTAAACAATCTGCATCAACCACCATTTTCCCTATAGACTGACGCAACCGCCTTGCCCTATAAAGAATGCGCGACATTGAAACAACGCAAACGGGAGTTACCTAAATGTTCATCGCATCGGTCATATACAAAGGCACTAAATACTTTGTTCGTTCCACAATCCTTACGGAATACCGCGAACGCGCCACAGAGTTTAAAACCGAAACAGACGCCATTTACACGCCCGCGCAACGGGATGCGATCGTTGACCGCATTCTCGGACTGGAGGCGCTGAGACAGTCGCGCATACACCTGACGGATTATCTGTTTGCCCGCAAAAAGTGGTCACGGTCGTTTGACCCGCAGGAATGTGTGGCCCAACTGGATGGTCTCGGTGACGAATTGGCCGACCTGATCGGCGCGGCGCACCGTGAGTATGAAAACCTGACCGGGAGTGAATACCAGTGAAGATGACCGATTGGCTGATCGCCTACGGCAGCGCGATCCTGTTCGCCGCCGCGTTTTTCGTGTTGTGGGGCATTACGCCGTGATACGCCGCTGGATCATGCGGCTGCTGTCGTGGCTGTCGCCGTACAAACCAGATGCGGGCCGCGCATCGTTGGCGCTGCACATCATCAAGTCAAGTGATCCATGCTGCCGTTGAGCGCGCAAAGAAGTTTTCAAAGGCAAGGATCTTTAAGGGAGTTGTAATCATTCCCGCCGCGTAGCCCCCCCCCCCCCCCCCCCCCCAAAAGCCCGCACGGGAAACCGTAGCGGGCTTAAGGCGGTGCTACTACCAACCACGCAAACAGGACACAAAACCATGAACCACGCAAACCTCGAATCCTTCCGCGCCATTTCCGCTTCCATGCAGTCTGAGCCTACCGACTGGCAATGGATAGGCCAGCACATGTCGCAGCGTATGTTCGGCATAACCGAAACTCGCGCCAAGGCATACGCGGATCGACATGGCGGAACAGCCAAGAAGATCGAAGCCTAACCCTTCCCCCTCCACCCCTCCCAAGCCCCCGCCTAACCAGCGGGGGTTTTCCTTTGCCCAGTCCCCAAGCGCATCACCCAAACGCTTCACCCAACGTTGAGGGTGGGAGTACTACGTACTCTCCCACCAGCCTCATCGTTTTGGGCAGTCAAAAAAGCTCGCCTCATTGCCCTCAATGTCATGAAACGTCACCATAGCTAACCCATTGAAACAATGCACAACCCACAAAAAGCTAAAACCACTCTTTTGCCTCAAGCGTTGAAGAAAAGGTTAATGCTACAGGCACAAGCGTTGAGGCCAGCCCTTGAAGCGATCAAGTCAAAACTGAGACAAACGCAACATGCACTCAACAAAACTCAGTAATTATGAGACGCAAGCGTTGAGGCAAACGTTGAAGCGAGCGTTCTACAAAATACACGCAGCCACACTTACCCAACAAAACCGGCCCTAACTTGCACCCATTTCGATACTTTCGACCACAAACCACCTCACCCAAAACCCCCCCTCATTATTCCCCTTGAATGGCGCAAGCCGCTCAACTAATCTCCTCCCACTAACCCGACAAACCAGCAAACCAAGGAGCCACATGACCACCCGCATCGCCATTCGCGCCCACGAATTCGGATCATACAAGGTAGTACTTAACGCCCCCGCTGGTGTTGAGCGCAACGTATACGGCGAAAGCAGCGTAAACCTCGTGACGCCAGCCACACGCGCACATGAAAAAGCATGGGCGCACGCCCTCCACGATGCCATCGTCGCGGCCCAGGTGTCACCATGACCCGCACCATAAACGCCCGCTTCGCCGGCACCTGCCGCTGCTCACGCCAGTTCGCCCAGGGTGCGCGGATCACCGTCGACCAACACAAGCGAGTGACAAGCTGCTGGGACTGCACCACCGCCGCGCTCAAAGCCGAGAGCCAGCGCCGTTTACACGCTGCCCTCGAACCCACCCTTGACGCAACCCGCTAGCCTCTCTAGCCTCTCAAACAACACAAAAAGGAGCCACCACCATGACCGCCACTCATATTGAAGAAACGCTCACGCCAATTCTGAAGCTGAGCCGCGACCTCAAAAATGCAGCGGTGACGCTGGGCGACGACGAGGCAAGATTTCTCGTTGACGCCTATTACCAGATGCAAGCCAACCGCATCACCGCCGACAGCCAAATACGCAGCGTCGAGAAGTCAGAAACGCCTGAGCCTCACGCTGTGTTGTCGTGGCTGTCAGATCAAAACACCACGCTTGAGAACCAAATAAAAGGTGCGCTGGACCGCTACTCACAAGCGCACATCGTCGGCGGCTGGTTACGCAATATCGACGGCATCGGCCCGGTGATCTCGGCTGGCCTATTGGCACACATCGACATCACCAGAGCGCCCACCGTTGGACACATCTGGTCGTTTGCTGGTCTGAATCCAATGGCTGTTTGGGAAAAGGGCACCAAGCGCCCGTGGAATGCGACACTCAAGACTTTGTGCTGGAAAGTTGGCGAGAGCTTTGTGAAGGTGTGCAACAAGGACACGGCATACTATGGTCACGTTTATAAGCAGCGCAAAGAAGCTGAGACTGCGCGTAACGAAGCTGGTTTGTATGCCGAACAAGCGAAGGTTGTCTTAGAGAAAAAGAAGATCGGCAAGACCACGGATGCTTACGCTGCTTACAGCATTGGCAAGCTGCCTCCCGCACATATCCACGCCCGCGCAAAACGATACGCGGTTAAGCTGTTCCTCGCGCACCTGCACGAGGTCTGGTTTACGAAGCATTTCGGTGAAGCGCCACCGAAACCGTATCCCATCGCCATCCTGGGGCACGCGCACTATCTAGCGCCACCGCAGAGTTAGTCATTTATCTGGAGAGAACCAACTGGAGTGAACGAGTTCATCAGCGCCGAGAGAACCAACAAAGGCGAACGAGGTCACTTATTGCGAGAGAACCACACAATCCGAACGAGGCCACTATTTTGGAGAGAACCACACGCCCAGAGCGAGGTCATAACTTGGGAGAGCGCCATTAGAAAAGAACGAGCCGGCTTGCGAGAGAGAACCAATCCATGCGAACGAGTCCAAAGTGCCAGACGGAACCAGAAAAAGCGAACGAGTTAATAGACCTGAGAAATAACCATGCCATCCGAACGAGCCAAGTAGACCGAACAGCAAATACTGAGAGCGAGCCAATGATCCCGAGAGAACCAATCAGGGTGAAAGAGGCCAGACCATCAGAGAGAACCAAAACTAACGAGCTAATTTATTATAATAAAAAAAGGAGCCACACCATGATCCGCGACATCCTCACTCACGCCCTGGCCGGGTTTGCCTTGGCTTTGCTCTGGTACGCCCTCTGGATCGCTACGCCATGAGAAGCAAAAAAACAATGGCAACCCACCCGCCGTCAGCCGCCAAAGCTGCCGACCGGGCTGCGAAACTGGCCGGAAAAATTTATTACAAAAGTGGACGCCCGCCCAAACCTTTCGACTGGTCAACAGTCACGCCTGTTGCCCGCGCCGCCGCCATCGCCGAGTTTGAAAAAAGGAAAAAATCATGATCGCAAAAATTTTTAACGCCATTTCAACCCTGTTTAAGCGCCCTGAGCCGCCCACCCTCGCCCAGCGTTTATTGGCGGTAAATCTCTATGACACGAATAAACGCCGAGAAATTTGATGGTCAACGACGACCTCACAGAAAAAGAAAAGGCCAGACTGCGCGCCGAGTGGGAAGCCACCCTGACGCCGCAAGACCGCATCGAGATCACCGCATACATGAGCAAGCTGGGTGCGATGGGTGGCCTACGCCGTGGACGCCGCAAGGTGCGCGGCGACTCAGAGTATTACCGCAAGCTAGGTGCCGCGAACAACACCAACATGGAAGCCGCCCGCGCAGGCAGAGCCAAGAAGAAGGCCGAGCGCGACAAGGCGAAGCAGGAGGACAAGCCATGACCTCTACACCCAAAGCGGATTTGCTCCCCTGCCCATTTTGCGGCTCGACAAATATCGACCCTGAAGGATGGGTTGCCCAAAACCCAGATGGGTCTGACCGCCAAACGGGGCCAG